CTAATTTTAAAGACGTATATGCACTATCAAGATAAGTAAGATTATCATCTTTCAATTCAATATACGAGTTCCAACTAAATGTGTTTATAGTATTTGTACTTGTGCTATCAGCAGTTTCTCTTGTAACTCTTATATCGACAGGAAAATCACCATCTAAATTAATTAAATAACTTCTTTGATACAAGTCTGTAGTCCTACCTTTTACAGTATCTGTTATTACTGTTTGTGTAGTGCCATCATTTTCTATTGTTTGAATTGTAAGAGCTACTTCTGCCCCATTAATATCTCCATTATCTTCAAATTTTTGAAGTTGAGGAAAAGCAATAGTTACTCTAACAGCATCAATATTTGTATCTGTTATTGATCTAGAAACTGGAGTATCTTTTGTAACTGTTACACCTACAGCAGTTTCTGATTCACTGGCAGTGATACCAGCAATAGCTGTTTGATCTGATGTGCCAAATCTAGGCTCAAAAGTAATATTTTTAAAGTTAAAGTCAGTATCATCTGGACTTGTACCAGCCGCTTGTTGTAAAACTTGAGTTCCATTAAGGAATACGTCTTTAAGACTACTTGTGTTATATTCTGTTGAACCTTGTGAGCCAGTAGCAGAAG